TGGCTTTGATCGACTTGAATCTGTTGCGGCCTCTACCATTTGGTATTTATTAAACAAGTCGGAGATTAAACCACACCGTATTCGCTACTACTTGGAAAAGAAAGATGAGCAATTCGAGGCTAAAGCAAAGGAAGTGTTATTACTCTATAAAAAGATTGAATGGATAACGCAATTAGCGAAGAAATACGATGATCCGGAAGAAGAAATAACGCTTGTTAACCAAGAAGTTTTTATTTCTTACGACGAGAAACCGGGCATTCAGGCGGTAGAGAACAAGCATAAAGACCGGAATCCGAAACCCGGGAAAGGTTTTGTTCGGCGCGATTATGAATACATCAGACACGGAACCGTATCCCTGCTGGCAGGAATAGATTTGTTAACCGGAAAAGTTCACAGCATCGTCTGCGAATCTCATAAATCATCGGACTTCATTGATTTCTTAAAGATGCTGGACAAGACTTATCCGGAAGGGCTCGTTATCAACATAATCTTGGATAACCATTCTGCACACCGTTCCAGAGAAACCATGAATTACTTGGCTACACATCCGAATCGATTTAAATTCACCTTCACGCCGAAGCATGCATCCTGGCTCAATCTCATTGAATCATTCTTCGGGAAGATGGCCAGAACCTGCCTGAGGGGATTGAGGGTTCGTTCTAAAGAAGAGCTTGTCAATCACATTAACCGTTGGATCATGCAAGTGAATGCGGAACCGGTGATCTACCGCTGGAAATGGAAGCTTGAAGACATCGAGTCCGCATTTACTTAATTGATAACGTATTTATAGATTGAATTACTAGTTCGATGAGAGCTCGTCTTTTTGTTCGGAAACTCAGACCGAAAACGTTTGCCAATAACAAATCGTTTACCTTGTCTTGTTCTTTCATGAAGAATCCGGAAAAACGCCAGTCATTTCTTTTAGGTCTGACCAGACTGATGATGTTTTGGCCCTTGTAGTAAATCTCATAAGCTCGAGGGACAACGCGCTTAGCCTTTAAAAGCATTTTTTCTCTCCTTCAAAAAACAAAAGCGCCCTCCGAATCCATGACAAGTTAGGACGGATACATTCAGGAGAATCCGGAAGACGCTTTTGTTTGCGCTCTACAGTTTCTCTTGCGAGAGCGCTTAGCTCACCCAGTTCACGAGACTGGGACGCCCGAGTTTCTGTTCTTGGTTTTGATTTCCTCATCTGGTTAGCTTCTCGGGACCTCAACGCAGGTTTGCTGTTCTTGATACTGCGTGCATCTCAAATGCGCTATTTGTCAGAGGTCTCTAGCTGAAAAGTGTTTCGTGGCTACCGTTTGCCTTACTCATTCACTTCACTGACTGCTGGTGTTCGATTGTCTGTCTTCGCGTGACCAGCACCGCCTGCATCGGCCGTTTCGAATTTTTTCGCTCACAGACTCTGCTTCTGTCTGCTGCGTCCGGGTTTAGTACTCCATGGCCCAGATTCTGGAATTGTAGGAATTAGAGGAACATTGTTTACCTGAGTCAATAAATCGATGAACAAATATTAACCTAGGTAAACTAAAAAGTAAAGTAAAACGTTTAGTATTTTTACTTAGATAAATTTTTTAGTAAAAAAAGACCACACGAACGGCAACAAAAAAGCTGCTCTCGCGGCAATAAAAAACCGCCCGGAGGCGGCTTAGACAAATTGTTTTATTGATCTATTTATTGGAAATTTTCTTTTTCTTTTCCAACTCTCTTTCTAAAGCCTTTACGCTTTTAGATGGGGTTGGAAGGTCTTCTGGCATTGTTCCCCCGAGGTCTTTAATCGTTTTCCGTACTGCTGCTCCGACCTCATAGTGCGTTCTGTTGGCATTTTCTTTGCCAGTAATATTTTCACGCCGAAGCTTTGCTTCTGTTTGAGTGGCACGAAAGAGGTTTGCTGCTAATTCTTCATAATCCATGTAATCAAGAATTTTCTGACTTTGTTTTAACTTCTTTCTTTTATGAATGTCTTGTTGTCCGAGACCTCCATAAAGCCCCCGATAACCATGATTCTGGAAAATTGCATAATCTTTAGGTTCTGTAATTCCGGCATCATGAGCAGCGCTGCTGAGATGCTTATTGTGGTCAGATAATTGATGTCTTAGGTGGACTCTTTTTTCTTCATCAGATAGCGCTTCAAATTTTTCTTGGTCGCTTAATTCTTGTCTTCGAGTTTGAATTGCGAAGTAGGTTTGTCCCATGGCAATGATGGGTTTGGAGGGATCACCATTTTGCACGATGAGGTAACATGCATACCTCGAAAGCGCAATGTCTTTTATGCTTCTTTCCGCATTAGATCCTAGAGAGACCATCTTATCCACAAGGTTAAAATGGTCTCCCACAGGTATTCCAGCGGTTCTGCAAGCGGTGACCGCTTTTTTAATCACGGGTTCAAATTTTTGCCAAGAGGAGTAGCCAAGTAATTTCCATAAGTCTCTTGCATACCAAAATTCCCGCCTTTCTTCATCAAACTGTTTGATTTCATCGAAATCCGCATTGGCGACATCTACAGTTAATTCTTCTGCCATTTTTCTTTCCTGCTCTCAGTTATTGGTTGTGGTGACGTTGTTGGACTTTCCAATATCCACTTAAATCGGTTTGTATCTTGTTGAAATCTCCAATAGGAACGTTGTTTCTGGGTATTTATATTTTTAGGTGTATCTTCGGGCTGAGTAAACGGAGCCGGAGCGTTCAATGACCTCACCAATAATTTGAACTTGTTCTGTGTCTTCCGGCTTAATAGTTTCATCCTGGAAATTTGGATTTTCTGAATGAACCATTATTGAGCCGTCAATCTTTCTATAGAGTCTTTTAACGCGTAAAGCATCTCCATAAACAAAGGCATAAATTCGACCATCTATAATCTCAGTTTTCGAGCAGTCGACCAAGACGACATCGTGGTCGAGCAAAAGAGGTTCCATAGAGTCCCCCTTTACTTTGAACCGTTTGCAGTCTTCTGGGTTGATGTTTTTTCGCTGGAACCAAGAACGGCGATAAGCGGCTTTATATTCAGAAGCAAGTTCTTCTAACGTTGAATTTTGTTCAAATCCTGCCGCAAACCTAATTTTGTATTCGGGAATTTCTACCCAATCGTCGTCATCACAAACTTCTTCCGTCACCAGAACATTTGGGGACTTCATTGGTCCGTTACCGGTTGCTAACCACGTTGAAGAAACGCCAAGCAATTTGGCAACCTTGGGAAGATAAATAGATTTGATGCTTTTCGACTTGCCAGTAAACCAATCAGAAACCGAGGCCGGAGAGATCGAACATAACCTAGCGATGTCACTTTTCTTTAAACCGGAATCACTTAACGCCAAGGTTAAACGCTCTGCCAATGTTGTTTTTTCGTTCATTTCAAATGTCCACGAGCTTCAAACTTTTGATTACCCGTCCGATGATGCGGACCTCAATATCAGAATCAAGGCTGATTTCAATGTCCTTATATGCTTTATTCGTTGATAGGAGTGCGATCTTCTTACCTATTAGTTTTTGTACTCGTTTGATATAGGCTTCTCCATCAACCACTAACAGGTATATACCATCCCTTAAGGTTTCTTTGTCTGTTATGTCAATGAACACGGCGTCCCCGTCACGGATCTCTGGCTCCATGGAGTCACCAAGCGCAGTGATGATCTTCACGTCTCTTGGGTTGTAGAAAGCAAAGTTCCGAGAGAACCACGCTGGAGTAACTTGAAGGGTCTTGATTTCCGGATAGTCCTCGAAATTCATCACTCCGACACCGCAAGATCCATAAAAATCAACTTGTTGGATGGAGACCATATTGGCAGCAGGCATTGTTTTGTCGTTGATTGATCCGATGCCTTTCATGAGCCATTCTGTGGTGATATCCAAGAATGAACAAACTGCAAAAACGTCATCGAATTTCGGCCTTGAGACATCGCCATCGATCCATTTTTTGATTCCGGCAGGTGTGATGCCGGTTGCCTTTGATATGTCCGCCGGAGATTTTCCGCGCAACGCTAAAGCCTCATTTAAGCGGTCTGTCCACGTTTTTTGAGAGTCATTCGTTCTCATACGTTCCTCCGTCTGTGTGAGATAAATTTAACCTAAGTTAACACCGAATTGGTTTACCTAGGTAAATTTTTAAGTTAATATATAAGCGTTAATTTTTAACCTAAGTAAAATCATGAAAAAACTTGAAGAGCAGGTTTTTGATGAACTTCTGGGTGAGTTCAAACGGAAGTCTGTAATTGCAAAGACCTTTGGGTTAAGTGCAGCCGCCGTCACTAAGTGGTCGAAGAACGGTGTTCCTCTTGGGAGACTTCCTTACCTTCGTCTCGCGTTCCCACATTTCAAAGCTTGGAAAAAATCCAAATAGGGGGCAACTATGGCGATCTATAGAAAGATCGACTGCCGCATCAGCAACGATAAGAAGTTTAGAGAATTGTCGGTAGAGGGAAAGCTGGCTTGGTACACAATCCTAAGTCGACGGGACCTTGCGCCTATTGGTGCATTCAAAGCATCGTTTGAATCTCTGGCAATCGAGCAAAGAGGCAACGAATATCTAAACAAAGGGTTTGAGAAAGCCTTTGGAGAAGCCTTTCTTGAAGCCTTGTACGAACTCTCTTCAAAGGGTTTAATAAAGTACGATCCGGAAGCTTTTTTGATCTATGTTCCGAACTTTTTGCGCTTCAATTTTCCAGAAAATCCCAATGTCGTTAAATCATGGAACAGCGTTCTGGACTCTCTTCCTGAATGCGACCTAACTAATTACGCTCTTGCAAAGTCGACTGAAATTATTCTTAATAGTCAAAAAGATAGTTTCTTCAAAGCATTGCCTAAAGAGTTTGTGGAAGCCTTTGAGAAAGGCTATGGCAAAGGCTTTCAGGAAGACTTCGGGAAGGGTTTGGCAAAACAAGAACAAGAGCAAGAACAAGAACATATAAGAAAAGAAAATACAAAAGAAAAAAATCCGCCGACAACTTCTGGGCTTGAAAACCAATCCGAAGATGAACTTCCTTTCTCGGAACCAGAGAGTCAAACAGTTTCCAAAACGGAAACAGTTGAGAAAAAAGCAAAACGGAAATCAAAGGCTAAACAACCGTGTCCTTTTAACGACGGAGACGCTATCCCGGAAGACTTTGTGAAAGTAGCTGAGCAATACCACATTGCCAATCCTCAGCTGCTCTTCCAAAAGATGATTTCGTACTGCAAATCAAACGGGAAAGAGTACGTCGACTACAAGGCAGCTTTCCGAACATTCTGCATACAAGATCAGGAAAGGAATCACGGAAAACAAAGCTCTGGAACCAACAGCAACAACTCAGCACCTATGCCCTATGAGCCCCCGGGCGGTTTTACGGAGGACTACTACAGGAAGGGCTGCAAATTCGATGACAAGGGGAACATTCTGCTATGACAACATTCGTATCAATCGGGAGCCTGACTGGTTCCATCCATCCGTCTCTTTCCGGAGTTTTAACTAAGCGAAAAACGGTTCTTAACTGTCCTATCCATGGGGATTATGAGGCCGAAGGAATCTATCTCGGTTCCATCCTCAAGACTCAAACAAAGTGCCCGCAGTGCGAAGAAGACCAACGGGAAGCAAGAGAAGCTGTTGAAGCTGTAATGAGGCAAGAGGCAACCAAGAAAGAGGTTGAGGAGCGCGTTGCAAAGTCTCGAGTGCCGCTCGAGTACAGAAGCAAATCCTTTGACAGTTTTCGGGTTCTCAATGCTGAACAAGGCAAGGCCCTTGAGCTATCAAAACGTTTCGTTCGAGGCTGGGAGAAAGCAAAGGCCGGAGGCTATGGCTTGCTCTTCCTTGGGAGCTGTGGGACTGGCAAAACCCATCTTGCTTGTTCAATCGTGTCAGCTCTCATCGCTAACCACCAGTTTCTGTTCCCGAAGTATTACCGAACATCCGAGATTTTCTCGGCAGTTCGAAAAAGTTACGTTCCGGGCTCCCAGACAAGCGAGGACGAAGTTCTCAACTACTTCTCTGGAATCGAACTGCTCGTTATCGATGAGGTCGGAGTTCAGAAAGGCTCCGACGCAGAAAGAAGGATCTTGTTTTCGATTCTGGATACTCGCATGACCTCCAACAAGCCAACCATCCTGATGAGCAATCTCAGTGCTGAGGGATTGTGCTCTCTGCTCGGTGATCGTCTCTATGACCGTGTTCGCTCCAAATGCGTTCCGGCGCTGTTTGTAGGTCAGTCCATGAGAAAGCCGGCAACACCTGATTTATTCGACTGAGGTGCGAGATGTCAGAGAGTGCATGGCAGCTATTGATGATCATCCTGGCGCCGGTGGTCTTCGTGAATTTGGTGCTGTTCGGGCTGCTTGTCCGGGCGGCCTTTGAAATCCGAAAGGAGAAAAAGAATGCAAATTGACCGAATAAAGGGAGTGGAAGTCGTACGTTGGACTGACGAGGAACGCCGGAACCTCTACGGTGAATCCATATCTGACTGGTTCAATTGGGTTAGTGAATGTGCTGACCCGGATGAAGTCAGGAAGGCGACCCTTAAGGCCTGGGGCTTGTTGAAGCGCAACGCTGATTTAACCGGAGAACAGTCGAGCCAGGAGGATACGAAACATGGATGCTAGTGCTGCTTTCGTCCTTTTTTGCTTGGTTTTAATCGTCATGATTCTGAAGGGCTGAGCATGGACATTCTTGGATATTTTTGTGTGTACGGGCTCGGATGCTGTGTGATCGGTTGCTATTTAGCTGGGAATGAAATGAACTTTGATTTTCTTAATTTCTTCGCTCTGGTAGGTCTATCCGGGGGAGTATTAAGCCTTATCGACTTTGCATGGTTCGCCTACTCGGGATCGAACATTGATTATAGCTTGAAGATTTTAGGGATGGTTATTGCTGTCGATTTCGTTTGTGCTTTCCGGAGGAAGTCTGAATGAGCGGGTGCTGCCTCTACTGCATTCATGCTCAGGCTTACTGGATAGGGCCCGACGGAAAGAAGCATCTGCCTCCAAAACAGTCTTTTGGAGACATGAACATCTACTGCCACCATCCTGACAAAGGCGCTGGCATCGAGTGCTATCCGGTCTCGTTTGCCCGATGCAGGGTATTTGAACAAGCGGGAGACGAGCAAATTCAACGCAGGAGAGACTTCTTCTCTCAGTTTGAGCGTTGGCCTTCACACGCTCAGATCATCGCTCAACGGAACTCTAATGTTCTGGAAACAGCATCAAAGAATTCAATCAAACAACACAAACCCAATCAGGAGGGATAAATGAAAAGGTTTTTACAAGCAAAAGGCAGGCTCAAGGTCGGTGAAATGAACCGAACCGAGGCCGCTTATCGGGACTACTTGGAGCAACAGAAAAACGCCGGGTTAATCCTCAAATATTGGTTCGAGCGCTTCACGTGGAAGATTGCCTCAAACCGATGCTCGTACACGCCTGATTTTTTGGTCATGCGTCCTGATAAAACGCTAGAACTGCATGAGGTCAAGGGATCTCTAAAAATCTTCCAAGAAGATGCAAAAGTGAAGTGCAAAGTGTGCGCTGATGAGTGCCCGATTCCGCTGTTCATCGTCACACCTAAACCGAAGAAAGAGGGAGGGGGATGGAATGTATTGGCCTACTAGCACTGAAGGTTATGTTTTCTGGATGATCAATTGCTACGTCGCGATATTTGTCTTCCTTTGGATCTTCAAATGGATTACGGATTATTTAGAACGCCGCGACAAACTCAGAAAAAAGGTTGAGTTCTGGGGGCTGTCAGCTCTCGGGGTTACTTATCTCTACTGCATGCTTAGCTACTTGAGGACTCTTGGATGACAGAAACAGAACAAAAACTCATTGATGATCTCAGACCTCGTTTGGACAATTGGCGGCGGGCATATCGTGACCGCGTTGTTAAAAACGTCTCAATTGCCTACGCGGTAGAGAGAGCTCTCGCATTGACGAGGAACAAGACTGATTTTTCTGAGGATTATTCTGGTCCGGACGATCGATCTGATGATTTTGGAATGAATGTTGACCAAAGAGACGCAGACTTGCTCAACTTGGTTTGGCAATACCTGGATGTGCCAGGAGCCGAATTTTTGACGATTGGAGAAGGCGGACTAAACATTAAGACGGCGAAAAACATCATCCTCCTTTATGTGTTTTCCAATAATTATGCTCTACGTAGAGCTGGGCGGAAAATCTGGAAAGTGAAGGATATAAAACTAGAAGGTTGGATTAAGGAATCTTTGGTTTTCTTTGCCCTTAGGCTCAGAGCTTATGAAGCAGCAAAGGCTAAAGCAGAAAAACAATAAGGGAAAACAGTGCGAATGTCTCAGGTAAAGATGGGATATTCGCCTGATTATTTCTCAACTTGCCCTGATAAAATTTAAAAATTACATACAAACCCTAGGAGATCAAAAATGAATAAAAAATCTCTTTCTGTCCTAGTTGGACTGACTGCTCTTCTATTGGCTGGATGCAAATCTGAAATCACGATGCCAGTCACATACTCAGAAGTTTTTGGCGCTCCGGTCATTAAGAATGCCCGATTGGATATTGAAGTTCCGGCATGCAAAGAATACAAGAGCGACTTAGAAAGTTCTTCTGTCTTAGAGGCCAAGCAAAAAATTAACTACGTTTTCCCAAATGCGACTTATTTGGGGTGCAAGAGAGGAAGCGGAATAGACACTTTTGCCCAGTTTCAACTTCCATTTAAAGTGGGCGGTATTGGGCTGAAGGATTGCAATGCCAATGAGATTTGCGTCGGTTCCTCTCAAAACAATCAGTTCATGAATGTTTTTATTGGAAAAGACATAAAAACCAAGATTGATGAGTTATCGCGATCAGCCACGATTTATGGTCCGAAGGATGTGAAGGTACGGTTAGTCTTTAAGAACGATACAAATCAAGCCCTCGGAATCGATTACATAAGTCTCTTCTTGAGTGATGGAAAAGAAACCATTCCAGTGCATAACGTGAAGAATGCCAAGTTTAACTCTGGGTTGGCCGCGTATATGACATTGAGTGACGTTGCCTCTGCCTCATTGCTCCGGAGGGGCGTGGTTAGTGTTACGAGATTCCCGGATAGAGAATTAAAGGAAGTGGAAGCACCGGCTAAGAAATAGCATTTATTGCAATGGGTGCCTCGGTGTGGTATTGTCAATAAGACAATTTCAAGCCTGTGATACTCAGGCGCCGATAGGCTTAATCTGAACGGGTTCCTTGCGGAGGAGCCCGTGTATCCAAAGAAAAGAGGATGCGATGACTAAGCCAATCGATTACATAAGAGCTCCGATTTCGGGGCTTTTTGTTTTTCGGCCGTTCGCTAAATCTTCGATTGTCCTTCCGTACTCCAAAATCGAATTATTAAAGAACAGGCGGACGGTCAAAATTCTCAGCGGTTCCATTGTTGCCCACAACATTTATCGACAAACCGCACAGCCTCTCGGTGGGCTTAAGCACCGAGCCATTTACAACATCCAGCAAGCCTAGATTCCCAACGGGAAGATGCTCACTCCGCTGGATTTCTAATTCTCCTGACGAGAATGGCGGAGAAAACCGCCTGAACAAACTATCTCCTTGGGGTTGGTTGGAGTGCGCTCGGCTGAAAATGCTGGGCGCACCTTTTTTAAACTATGAAAGAATCTGAACTCAAAATTCTCTACAGGCCGGTCAATGACCTGATTCCGTACGCAAATAATGCCCGGACGCATTCTGAGGAACAGGTGAATCAAATCGCCAGTTCGATCAAGGAATTTGGGTTCAACAATCCTATCCTTGTGGATGAACAGGGCGGAGTGATTGCCGGACATGGACGCTTGAAGGCGGCCAAAAAACTTGGGCTTAAGGTTGTCCCGACCATCGAACTAAGCGGATTATCCGATCCGCAGAAGAAGGCCTTTATCCTCGCAGACAATCGAATTGCTCTTAATTCTGGTTGGGATATTGATCTCTTGAGAATTGAGCTGCAGGAATTGCAGGATACAGATTTGGCGCCGGTCACTGGTTTTTCCGACGAAGAGTTGAATGCTTTGTTGTGTGGAACCACCGAACCCGCTGAGGAAGAGGAAGAACCGGAAAAAGAGGAGCCCGAGGCAGACCGCTTTAATCTGACGCTCTCAATTCCGATCGAATACAAAGAGCAGGTTCAGGATTTCGTTAAGAGTTTCGGACCTGAGGATTTAATTCAGAAGATCATCGATGTGACCAGTTAACCAAAAGAAGGTTGAAGGCATGGAAGAAAAAGTTCAAAAGAAGCGGACTCGTCCACGCATTCAGATTGATCTGGAGAAGGTTGAACAACTGGCTCAGGTTTGTGACAACGAGGAAGAGATTGCTCTCGCGCTCGGGATTAGTTATCGAACCTTGAGAAATCGAAAAAAAGATTTTGCCAATTTTGCCACCGCCATAAAAAAGGGAAAGGCTAAGGCCAACGCCTTTGTTGGTGGCAAGTTGATGGCTCTCATCCGAGAGGGAAATCCGGCAGCGACCATTTTTTACATGAAGAGTCGCTGTGGGTGGAAAGAGACTGACCGTAAGGAAATTACCGGCAAAGATGGAGAGCCGGTTAAAGTCGACAAGGTTAACCAGCTGGATCTAAGCAAGCTCACCTTGGAACAATTAGACGCGCTGGAGGGTATTGTGAATGCGGCTTCCAACGATACAGGAGATCAGACTAGCTAAGGCCCGAAAGGGCTTGTCTTACTTCACATTGCACACAAAACCTGACTACCTGCTCGGCTGGGTACACAAAGAAATTTGTGATGAGCTAGACAGGTTCCTGCAGGACGTGGCGGACAAAAAGTCTCCTCGGCTAATTATCACGATGCCTCCGAGATCCGGGAAGAGTGAGCTTGTTTCTAGGCGCTTTCCGGCTTTTGCCCTTGGGAGAAATCCGGAGCTTCAAATCATCGCAACATCGTATTCTTCAGACCTATCACAGCGCTTCAACAGAGATGTTCAGCGCGTAATAGATGATGAGAAATACTTTGACCTGTTTCCGAATACTCGGCTCAGCAATTCGAGAGTGCGTACCGACTCCCGGGGATCCTATATAAGAACCTCTGACCTCTTCGAGATTGTTGGTCATGCCGGCGCCTATCGTTCTTGCGGTGTGGGTGGGGGCATAACAGGTCAGGGTGCCGATATCCTGATTATCGATGACCCGATTAAAGACCGAGCTCAAGCAGGTTCTAAGACTATTCGAGACTCCATTTGGGATTGGTACACATCGACCGCATACACCCGACTGTCTCCCGGAGGAGGCGTCATCGTAATGGCCACCCGTTGGCACACAGACGATCTGATTGGTCGATTGATCCAGAGAATGGGAGAGGGAGATACATTCCGGATCGTGAATTATCCGGCAATTGCGGAGCATGACGAATTGCACCGCAAAGCTGGGGAAGCCCTGCATCCTGAGCGGTATCCGCTCTCAACTCTGCTGCAGATCCAGAAAACGATCGGCAGTCGTGACTGGGAGGCACTGTATCAGCAGCATCCGGTTCCCGATGGCGGTGCTTTATTCAAGCTCGAGTGGTTTAGAAGATGGACAGCAACAAGCCTTCCGCCAGAGTTTGACCATACGCTCATGTCGTGGGATATGACGTTCAAGGATTCCAAAAACTCCGACTATGTGGTCGGTCAAGTGTGGGGCAAAAAAGGACCGAATTTTTACCTGCTTGATCAAGTACGGGGCCAATGGGATTTTGTGAAGACAAAAGAGATGGTCCGAGTTCTTGCCCATAAGTGGCCGCGTGTTGTCCGGAAGCTGGTTGAAGATAAGGCGAACGGATCGGCGGTGATCTCTGAGCTGAAATCTACGGTTTCGGGATTTGTTCCGATAACGCCCACTGAATCGAAAGAGGCCCGGGCATCGTCCGTCACTCCTTATTTTGAGGCAGGGAATGTTTTTATTCCGGAAGACAGTGCAGCGCCTTGGGTGCCGCATTACGTCAGTGAGTTGCTTGAGTTTCCTGCAGGTTCTCACGATGACCAGGTGGACAGCACAACTCAGGCATTGAACTATTTCCGCAACGGCTCAGGCGTCATTCTGACCCGAGAGCAGATGCAGCAGGCACGTTTTAGATTTTGAAAATCATGAATCAACTGGACGAAAACAAACGCCGAAAGATCAATCAAGAGATCCTCGACGCGGCAGGCTCTCGCTTCGTGCCTCCTAGAACATCGTTCTCTTCGGAAGATGCTAAAGCGCTCTTTTATCCTCCGATCACTTTGAACACCAAAGAGCCGGAGAAAGAGGAGTCTCGCTTCACGAACGATGCCGCGATTGGCTCGAGTTTCAACGCGTACTATGCATCTTTGACACAGCACGCTTTGGACCTAGGACAGTTCCCGATGACATCGTTTGTCGGTTACGGTGTCCTTCAGAATATCGCCCAAAACGGCATGATCCGCACCTGTATTCAGACTGTCGCGGATGATATGTGCCGGGAATGGATTCAGGTAGAGGGCGGTGAAGACGAATCGGCGGATAACGTTAAGCAGCTCCAAGATCTGCAGGAGAACAAGTATCGACTGAGACGGCTTTTTAATGAAGCCCTGAGCCTCGTCGGCTTCATGGGAGGATGCTTCATTTTCGTTGACACAGGAGTCGAAGGAGAGGCTCTAAAGCTCCCTCTTAATTTCTCTGACAAATCAGCAGAACTGGTTGGCGAGGATAAGTCGGTCAAATTTATTGTCATTGATCCGGTAAATGTCTCGCCTGGTTTTTACAACGCCAACCAGCCGCTCAAAGATGATTACCTTAAGCCAAAGTCTTGGTTTGTTTTTGGGCAAGAGGTGCATGCATCTCGTCTTATTCGACTGGTTGACAATGAGCCCCCTTTACTTCTGAGACCAGCCTATAACTTCCTTGGAATCCCACAGGCTCAGATCTTATGGGACTATGTGCTGCACTGGAACAAGGCCAGAGAAACGGGCGTCAGCATTCTGGAGAAACTCAACCTCACGGTATTCAAAACAAATTTTGCTGAGGCTTTTGAAGCTGGCGGGATTGAGCAGTTAGACGCGAAGATGATGCTCTTACAGCGTTATCGCTCTAATGAGGCCATTTTTGCCTGTGATTCTTCCGAGGATCTGCAGAACATCACACTGACGATCTCAGGAGTTGAAGGCATTATTCGTCAAGCTCTGGAATTCATTGCGGCCATTAACCGTACACCGGCGGTCAAGCTGCTCGGAATCTCTCCGAGCGGTTTCAACGCTACCGGTCAGAGCGACATCCGGAATTACTACGACCATATCAAATCAAAACAAGAGCTCAATCGAGACGCAATTCAAACTGTCTTGAAAGCTATCCAGTTGGTGGAATTTGGACACGTTGATCAGTCCATTACATTCAAATTCAACGAACTTGGAGAGGCAGATGCCGCGGCCACAGCAATCACGGCCAAGACGAAGGTCGACATGTTGGCTGTTCTGCAGGACCGCAATGTTCTGAGTGCTGAAGAGGTCCGTGAGTTTGTCCGACGCGATTCCGATATGGGTTTGGACTTCATTCCGGAAGAATTGCCGGAAGGGATGGAGGGAGAGCTCATGACCGATGATCCCAGTCAGCAGAATGAGCTGATGAACAACTTCCTGAAACAGCGCTCGGCCGAGAACGTGGCGCCGGCGCCGAAGGTTGATGAAGACAAAGCTGGAGAGATTTTCTAATGAAGACTGCTCGTGCTGTTCAGCCGAATCTAGGCAGACAGGCAAAGTTCAAAAAGAAGCTCGACACCTTCTTGCGGTCCTTTAGAAATAGGATTCTCAACGAGATTCTCCTTTATCTGTCCGATGCTGGAGGATTGACCGAGGACGCTTCCTTAACGTTCCGTCCGGACGATCCTCTCGATCGCGCACGGCTGCGGAATATCAAGGAACGAATTAACCGCTTGGTTCTTCGTGATCCGGATAGATTCCGTCGCAATGTTGATGACTTCATAGCCCGTAACATGGGCAACTGGATAAGAACGGCGGATCGGGAAACACGCCAGATTGCTGAGTGGTACGTGAAAAACCTTGCCGCCGATGTCTCGACAGCTCAAAAGGCATCGCTCAAGGCGGCGGGCATTCCTGATTCCGTTTTTGCTTATGAGATGAGGCAGACGCGCAAGCACTTCTTCATCACGCCTCAGGCAATAAATGAACTACCGGGAATGGTCGCCGACACGACGAGCCTCATCAGCAACATCACAACATCCGAGCTGACAAATATTCGCTCTGCCTTTATGGATGCTTACGAAGGTCATGGCACGTATTCGCAGATTGTGGAAGCCCTTGGACGATCTTCTTCATTTACGGCTCAACGAGCTCAGCGTGTGGCAATTGACCAAACGCTGAAACTGAATCAGCAGATTCAGCAGGCCAACTGCAAAGGTTTAGGGATTACTCGCGGGGTTTGGATTCATGTCCCTGGCAAGTACACCAGTCGAGAAAGCCACATTGAGATGAACGGAAAAGAGTTTGATCTTTCTAAAGGCCTGTACGACAAGGAGGTCGGTCGGAACGTGATGCCCGGTGAGCTTTATTGGTGCAGATGCCAGTTCAGAAGCATCCTTCCGGATTAAACATTTTCGAGGTTATTACTGTGGGAAATCTAAAACGCACGGTTGCAATTGATTCTGTGAGTGTTCGATCTGTGGACGACAACGGTTTCCTCCATGTCCAAAAGTCTCCGCTGACAAGAGTTCAAGTTGCTCCGTATTACGGGAAAGAGATTGCAGGCTGGCGAGAGCTCGGATTAGACCCTGAAAAGATCTATCACGCCTATCGACCGCCTGAAGAACTTAGTTCTCCCGAAACTATTCAATCAATTAACGGTATCCCGATTCATCTGGAGCATCACGATGATCACGGAGCCCCCGAGAACAAACAAACCCGTGTGGGTACTACCGGAACGGACGGAGCTTTTGAGGCTCCGTTTTTAGTTAACTCTCTACATATTTACGACCAGGACGCACGCAGCAGGATCGAGGACGGTTCAATGCGTGAGTTGAGCCTGGCATATACGTTCGAGCCCGACTTCACGCCGGGAGAGACACCTGATGGAGAGAAATACGACTATGTGCAACGCCGGATCAGAGCGAACCATCTGGCGCTTGTGGAAACTGGGCGCGCTGGGCCTGAGGTAAGAGTTCGCGATTCTAATAAGGACTTTCTCAATATGGAAAAAGATGACGCTGTTGAGCAGGCTGAAGTGACGTTAGCAAAGGCGATTATCGATTTGCATTCCGTTGATCCCAACGGAAAAATCGTTGACGGCGCTCAAGATGATGACAAAGACGCGATGATTCAAAAAATCATCGAAGGACTGAAGGCAAAAGGCCTGACGGACGAAGAAGCTGAAAAGCTTAAGACAACTCTGTCTGACCTGGCTTACTCTCAGGCTACAGGAGACGAAGATCCCAAGCCTGATGATCAAAAAGAGGCACAGGACGACGATCCGGAGCTCGATGAAAAAATGAAGGATCCGAACTTCAAGGCTGGTTTTGAAGCTGGCGTCCTTTATGGCGAAAAACGTGAGAAGGACGATCCTAAACGCCTCGATTCTGATCACGAACGCGAAGGCGAAGAACGCTATCTCGAAAAAGAAGCAGAAGATGCACTGAAATCCTGTGGTCTTGATGAAGCTTCTGAAGAAGAGAAGAAGGCTTTTGCTGCCGGATTGAATTACGCCCAGAAGAAAGATGAAGGCGCACAAGATGAGGATCCGAAACCTGATGATGGCAAAGAAGAAAAGAGTTCTGCCTCTGACTCCATGAAGATTCTCCGAAACGCCATCTACTCTGAACTGGCCGCAATCGAAGAAGTCAAGCCGGTGTTAGGTGTTATCCGTGCCGGATCCTATGACTCCGCAGGTTCCATCTATGTGGCAGCACTCAAGAAACTCGGTTTGAAAAACATCCCCGCATCCGAAGCTCGATCTGCGTATCGCGCCTACATGCAGGGTCGAAAGGCCTTAGCTGGTGCGAAAGACTCCGGCGCCAAGGTGACCGAGAAGCCGACTGCCGTCAGCGCAATTTTGAACAATGTTAAATAAATAGGAGATTTTTTGATGCTTCAAAAATCTGTAGGTCTCTATCCTGCTATCGGTATTCCGGGACAGCAGGTTGCATTCAATCAGGCCGTCTACACGCCTCAGAACTACTTGTCTGACGGTACTGTCCAGTGCGGTGGTTTTGCGTTTGCTGTAGCCGCCTCCACAACCGGAACAGCCGTGAAATTCCCAATCGCATCCTTGAAGGGCTCTGCAGGGGCCAAACCGATCGGTTTTGTTGAGCGCACGTTCACAGCGTCCATCGAGCTGGGCACAGATACTCCGGACATTTATCCGAAAGGGGCTGAGCTGACGATTGCCGTTCGAGGTGACTACTACATCGTCGCACCTGCGGCAGCAACCATCGGTCAAGCTGTTCTCTGTGATCCGACCACTGGCGCCATCACATTTGGTGCTGCCGGCGCCGCAAATGACACCGGTTGGACAGTTCAGACGGCTGGTGCAAAGGGCGACACGATCATCATTTCCAATCACGGCCTCGGTTATCAGCCTGCCGCGAGCGGATCCTAATCTGAGGTAAAAAATGAACGATTTTGAATTAGCAAAGCAAAAAGGCGTGCATGGTGTGGAAGCAAAAGGATTCATGTCCTATTCCACAGACGCCAAAGGTAAGATCAACGTCGACTACGATGCAACGGTTAAGGCAATGGCTCGAGATGCCGCATTGCAGACTCCCGTGTCTGTCGGCGTCCCTTCCGTCTTCACGACATTCATTGACCCGCAGGTCGTCCCCATCCTGTTTGCCGCCCAGAACGCTACAAAGATTTTCGGCGAAGAAAGAAAGGGTGACTGGACAGATAACTTCTTCACCTTCCCGGTCGAAGAGTATGCCGGCAATGTGACTCCTTACTCTGACTTCGCAGAGAACGTCTCCACAGACGTGAACGTTGATTACCCGACTCGCGAAAACTTCTTGTTCCAGACCGTCATCAAGTATGGCGATCGTGAAGTCGGCCTTGCGGCCAAGGCCAAGTTGAATGTTGTTTCTTCTAAACAACAGGCTTCTGCTTACGTGATGGCGATGGCTCACAACAAGTTTGCGCTTTATGGCGTCGAAGGTAAGAAGGTCTACGGTCTGTTAAATGACCCGAACCTGAACGCTTCGATTTCTCCGATCTCCATCACCACGGGATCTACCGCTAACTCTACGTGGACAGCAAAGTGCGCTGCACAGCCTGAGAAGACTGCCAACATTGTCTATAACGACATTAACAAGCTTTGGGCTGAAATTAGCAAGAATAACGGCGGTTTGGTTGATCAGAACTCCCGCATCATTCTCGCTGTCAGCAACACCAGAGCTCCTTACCTGACCGAGCCGAACTCCTTCGGTCTTACGGCCATGACTATGCTCAAGCAGTCATTCCCCAACATCGAGGTTGTTCAGCTTCCTGAGCTGACTACAACGGCTGGTGAAATGCTGTACATGACTGTTCCAGACCTGTTTGGCATTGAGACTGGTATCTGCGCATTCTCTGAGAAGTATTTCTTGGGTCGTGTGGTTCCGGAAATGTCAAGCTACAAGCAAAAGGTCGTTGGCGGAACTTGGGGCGCTGTTATTCGTCGTCCCAGCCTCGTTGCCACGATGCTCGGCATCTAACCTGAACTAACCAGCTACGGAGGCCCGATCTCTCGGGCCTCTTTCTTAGGAGATTGAAATAATGGCTCGTACAAACACAACTCAGAAAGCAACATCCGGAAAGGTTGTCGCAGACAATTTCAGCAATACCCAGAAGAAGAGCACTGCTAAAACTCAGTCCACGGTGATCATTGCTTGCACTCTGGCACACGGCCTCAAATTTGATGATGTGCCGAATGGCAATGGCGGAACAAAAACGATCGTTTTTCCGGGCGTAAATGATTCGCTTAGAGGAAAACGTGACGGGATCCTGCTGGGCAAGGGAAACTCTGTCGCATTCCAGATCGATAAAGAGGACTGGGAAAACATCAAGCGCATGCATGGTCAGGAGGCTGTATTCACAGGCGTGAATGGCGGTATTCCGTGCCTGCTTGAGATGAAATCAGTTCAAGAATTCAGAGGCCGCGAGGACGAGTTAAAAGAAGCGTCCCACGGCCTCAATCCGATCGATCCTGAATCGGTCAACGTTGAAGAAGTTAAGAACGAAGAAGGTTAACAAAATGGCTGTCGTCGTCTTTGATCCTGAAAAATTTCGAATCCTTCATCCTGCGTTTTCGGATGAAGTTAAATTCCCGGACGAAACTCTTCAGTTCTACTTTGATGTGGCGGTGGAGTTCGTGGGGAATACGGACGCCGACAGCTTTGCTCCCTATGATCCGGACAACAAGATCTATACAAGGGAGCGCCTTCTTGATCTTGCAACCTGCCACCTGCTGACACTCAGCCAGCAGCCGAACGGTCAGGTTGGCAGGATTGCTAGTGCTACGCAGGGAAGTGTGAGTACCAGCTTTGATCTTCTGAAAACGAATACTTTTGTCGGAGATTGGTGGGCTCAAACACAATGCGGCGCCATGTACTGGACGCTGACTGCCAAATACCGAATCGGCGGCCGAGTTTATCCGGGAAACAATTACCATCCGTGGGGATGATGATGGGCATCAAAATCACATCTAACAATGCGTTCAAAAAGCTGTCAGAGAAACTCAAGGCCGATAGCAATAAAAAACTAGAGGTCGGAATAATGATTCCGGACATTGCCACCATTGGGATGTATTTGGAATATGGGTGGACCCAATCAGTGACGAGTAAGCAAGGACACTATCTGTCAGCCCAGCTAGGACTTCCTCCGAACAGCAAATTCACGACCCTGTACATGCCTCCGCGTCCGTTTATGAGAGCCACATACGCTCAAAAACGAATGGATTGGCAGGAGAAATTTAGGTCCCGCTTCCTAAAAACGTTCGACATAACGCATTCGTTAGGCGTCATGGGGCAAATGGCTACCGATGACATCAAGCAAACGATTCGAGAAGCAGGTATTCCTGCTGGTTCATTTCCTAAACGATCAGAGCTAACGATGGCACTGATGCAGGCAAGAGGAGAAATGGACAAGGCCAAGAAAGCTAAAGGGAAAGGCACTCTGCCTAATAACGTGATGACCACGAAGCCTTTGACGCTGAGTGGCGTCCTGCAAAGCTCAATAACTTGGAAGGTTTCCTAATGTCTCTCAACCTACATGCAATTGTCCGTCAGGCAATAAACGCCAACTATGCTGACGAAACCTTCAAGCTGTATCGATCGGTCGGTCAAAAGAATGTAGGAGGGATTGTCCAAGCGTATTACGCACCAGCAGAGGAGATTCAAGGGAATTTTCAAAGCGAAGGCGATAGCGCGTTGGATCATGCCAACTTAGCCGGACAGAACACCATCATCCGGCGCCTGTATCTCTTCGCATCGAGCGACCAGAAGCAGCGACCTTGGGCAATCTATAGGCCATTAGCGAGGTCGGGAGATTATGTCGAAGACTCCAAGGGAGGCCAGTGGCTGATCACTGCGGTGATTGAAGATTTTTCCGATGCCGGTTGGGAGGCGGTCCGCTGCACACTCCAAACCACGCCTCAGAAGTTGAATATCGCGGAAGATGAAGATGAAAGCACAAAACCTGACCCCGAACATCCGGACAGCAATCCAGGAGTTTCTTGAGATATTTGCAGTTCCGGCTGTGGCGCCGGAAAACATCTTCTACGGGAACCAAAATAATCTAGCTTTGCCTCCTGAAGGAAACGATTACGTCATCTATTCCTACATCTCAAGCGTCCGCCATGGAACGAGTGCTGAGGATTGGGAGAAGGACCAAACCGATGACAATGTTTACCTCTCAACGACTACAGAGGTTTTGGTTCAGGTCGATTGCTACGCCTCGACATTAAACGGCTCGGACGGCATGAATGCGATGCTGAGGGCTCAGGCCTTGGAGACCGTATGCAGGTCTCAGGTCGGCGTGAAGTTCTTCGTTGATAGAGGAATCAGCCTGCTTCATGCGGATGATCCGAGAGACACAACCATTATCGGAGACTCCGATAACTATGTCCGGAGATCCACGCTGATGATTCACCTCAGCATGCAGAGCCAGATCAAGGTGTCGATGGGATTCTTTAGTGCGGTTGATGTGGACCTGAAAAACGTTGATGTGAGCTACCCGCCGAAGGAAAAGCAATGAACGCGCAACTTGCTTTCAAACTTGGGCGTGCATTCAAGCTTGGACTAATGTATGGGCTTGGGAGAACTTACGCAACAAACCCTGGTGATGCTCAGGATGCTGCAAAGTGGATAACGGTGAATGGCACTCATATACCAGTCGGTAAGAATGGCAAACTGGAAGGGAAAGTAGGAAAGAAGGTAGAAAGCCAGCAGTCCTATCCGAAATCGGGGAAAAATCTCATTGAGAGTCCGCCGTCAAAGGATATTCATAGTTACTTGCAAAAGGCCGGAGGTAATCCCGCTAAAGCTATCGTCCTCTATTACGACAATGAACTGCGAGGAGGTTCGGTTAGCACTGAGGTGGAGATATCTGGGAAGAAGCAAACAGTTTCTGTCGTTTTCGATGGCAAAGGGAGAAAGGAATTTAAGAAATTTTCCGGGCACCTACGAGAAATACTAGAGGTTCTTCCTTTTGTTCCAGAAGTAATAGAAAAAGGCTCCTACTTCGGGAGGAAAGAGGCTGTCAACCATACTCCGCAAGTGGCCTTTCATACAAAAATGAAAAACGTAAGGGTTAATGGCATTAAAAAAACAGTGGCTGTCGATATAGGAGAAACGTCAAGCACTGACTTCCATGCGTACAACGTCAACACCGAAGGAAACCGATGGTTTGATAAGAAAAAGGCTTCTTTTGAAATTGAAATGAGAAAAAGAAAAGCCAGAGACGCTGTGCTATTACCGCCACCTAAGGGCTCGGTGAAAGGTTTACACCGGTCAACAGAACAATCTCTAGCTATAGGTGAGATTTTAGAACGGCCCGAAGAGCCGGTCAAGATGTCAGTCCTAAGAATAAGAATTCTATGAAAAAAATAGCCCCGATCAGTTGGTAGCTGAGCGGGGTTTGAGTTAACTGATTGCAAGGGAATCAGTCAATATGAACATTTTACACGACCTAGCGGAGGCCCTAACCATGGTCACTGCCGTTCCTTTGTATGCAGCTCTTCCTGTTTACCTAATCGGTTACGGGTTCGCAGTTTGGGTGATTGCGAAAGCGATTAAGGCTGTAAAGGATATTTTCAAATAGATGAGTTTCTGGTGTGGCTCATAGCCGCTCCATAAAAATTATCGTCGGCGCCATCTGGCGCTTTTTTATTTTGAGGAAAAATATGTCAATCAATGCATCGCGACTCGTTTCTATCACTCCGAGAGTGATAAGCGCTGGGAGCGCCGATCTTGAAACAAACGGTCTGCTGCTGACCCAGAATGCTCTGATTCCTGCAGATTCTCCGGCACTGGAATTTGTGACCGCCGCCGCTGTCGGGAATTATTTTGGTGCCGAGTCCCCTGAGGCTGACTTTGCTAATCAGTACTTCTCCGGAGTGAACAATCAGCAAAAGGCAATTAACCGTCTTTTTGTGGCCCGAAGAATCAATGCGGATTCCGCCGCTTGGATTAAGTCAGCTCCGATCACTGCTCAACTTTCCGAACTGACAGCAATCAAGACAGGATCCTTGACAATTTCGGTCAATGGCACAGAAAAAGAAGTCGTGAACCTCGACTTCTCCACGGCTAAGTCTTTCAGTGACGTTGCCACTGAGCTGGCTTCTGCAGTAGGCGCGGTTTCCGGCGCCTTTAACTCTGTTCAAAATGCCATCATCCTGACCACCACAGAGACAGGCGATACCGCTTCAATCTCCTTCGCTACAAAAGCGACAACAGGAACGGATGTTTCCGCATTACTTGGATTGACTGAGGATTCCGGCGCCGTTCTCTCTCAAGGTTCCGATGCTCTGACACCTGCTCAGAACATGAATCTTGTGACTTCTGTTTCTCGCAACTGGGTCGGATTCACAACCTTGTATGCAACAGAGGTTGCTGAGGCTTCCGCTTTAGCGGCTTGGGCCGACATTGATGATGACTACGTGTACTTTGATTGGTCAACAGACACAAAGATGCTTGATCAATCTACCCAGTCCACAACGAAAGCCGCCCAATTAGCGGAGAACAACTACAACTGTTTGGCGATGGTTTACGGTACCGCTCAGGATGCCGCGGCCTTCCTTGCAGTTGGTGCCTCAATCGATTGGTCTGCAATTCAGGGTATTAAGACGTGGTTCGCAAAATCTGCTTCCGGAATTAAGGCTTCCGTTCTCAGCGACGAAGTGGCCGAAGCCTTGGATGATCTCAAGGTCAACTATGTCGGAGCATTTGCAACACGCAATGCAGAGTTTGACTTTATCAACCGTGGTTGCTTGCTCTCCGGAATCTATCAATGGATTGATGCCCTGTACGGCATGATTTGGTTCAAAGCACGAATTCAGCGGCAGATTATGGACGGGTTCGCGGCTATCAATCGCGCTCCCTACAACGCTATTGGCTTTGCTTATGTTGAGGCGTGGTTGCTTGATCCCATCAACGATGCCAAACGTAATGGCGTGATTGATACAGGGCTGGCATTGTCCAACTCCCAGATTCAGCAATTGTTGACAGAAACCAACAACTCAACGATCAAGCAGGATCTCTACTCAAAAGGTTATTGGTACCTCATTGAATCTCCGTCGGCAAATGTGAGAACCCAGCGAGGAAGCCCTCGTTTGGGACTTTGGTACACCTATGCTGGCAGCATCCAACGAATTGAGATGCCTTTGACAGCCGTAATGTAATCAAAATTTCACAACAGCAAAGACCCGTCGTGATGGCGGGTTTTTCATTTAGGAATGAATAAAAATGCCCGTACAAAACTTTGACATCACATCCGCCAATGCGTCAGCAGTGATGACGATTGAAGAGCTTTACCCGAACGGTCTGAAACTGGAAAGATTCTCCACAGATGCGGCTATTGTTGCCGATTCCCAGCAGGTTGCCGAGACCCGAATGGGTGTTGACGGTCGTATGGCCGCCGGAGTCACACCGAATATTTATCCAGTCACAATCACGCTTGAAGCAAACTCTCCGACAGCGGCCGCATTTACAACGCTGTTTGAGGCTATGAGCTCAAATAAACAGCTTTACGTTTGCAATCTGACAATCAAGATTCCATCAATTGGCAAGACCTACCAGTTCTCCAACGGTGTATTGCAGACAGCAAACCCCATGCCCGGACTTAATAAAGTCTTGGCTGCCACGACCTGGGTATTCCACTTCGAATCTATGGAGCGCATCTAAATGAGAGAGCCGGTTATCTTCAAAACAACAGACGGCGATAAGCAGCTGACGTTCAAAATTTACCCGTTCCCAGCAACGAAATCAGAAGACCTCTTAATCCGGATTCTCCTTTTGACAGGAAAAAACCTCGATTTAGACGCCTCTGTTTCGTATAAAGAAATTATTAGGGCGCTGGCATCCGTCCCTCACATGGAAGCGAAGGCCCTCCTAGATGAGCTTCTGACATGTGTGTACAAGATTGATGGCAACAATGAGCGTCAATTTTCGTATGACGATGCCGACGGCTACATTAGTAACCCGATGACTTTGATCCGCCTTCGTGTTGAATCCCTGAAGGTGAACTTCAGTTTTTTTCAAAATTTCGGGAAACTGTTCTCCCACGTAGAGCCGAGTTCCTAGCAGATTGCGCGAAGGTTCGGGGAGTTGCCCAAGTTAGCAACTTCCCGCCTTTGTTCTCCCGGCTTATATCCGGAGGAATGGCAACCCTCACGGAGTTGCAGACAACGATCACGCTTGAAGAAGCGTACCAGCTCGATGAGATCCTTCTAGTCAAAAACTACAACGCGTGGCTTGCAAATAAATCGGATTAGAAAATGGCAAAAACAACTGACAGTCTGTTAATCGACATTGGTTTAAATGCCGATGGGATCATTGAGTTTTTCGATAGTCTCTCAAAGAAGATCGATTTCTTGATCAAAAAGTCTGCGGATGCCGGAGACAATCTTGATGAACTTCTGGGCAATCCGATTGGCGATCAAACGGCTGCGGCAGTCGAATCAGTCAAAAATAATTCTGACGCTGCTACTGCTTCAATGAGGCAAGCTTCTCAAGCAGGTCAAAAGGCTGGAAAAGACATTGAGAAGGGAGCAAAACAGGGATCTCAGGCCCTGCAAAAACTCGACTCAATGGCCTCAAAGGTCTTCTCAGCGATAAAGGGATATGCCGGTCCCTTGGCGGCCATGTTCGGCGCCAAGATGATGTTCACAAACTTCATTGATGAGGGCGATAAGTTAGACAAGCTCTCAAAAGAAGTCCGGATGAATGTCTCTGAGCTGGATGCTTGGAGAAAAGCGAACGTGGCTGCGGGAGGTTCTGCAGATGCGTTCACTAATGCTCTGAAATCGTTCACCGACCGCACCGGCGCCAGTGCTTCTGTTTTTCTGCGCATGGGAAAACAGCTCAATGGCATGAACGATGCCCAGGCCAACTATGCCTTGAAGTATCTCGGCCTTACCCGGGAAAGTGCTGCGGTATTTCTTCAGAACAACAAGCAAATGAACGAGCTTGTTGGAAAGTACCGGCAAATGGCACTGTCTCCTAAAGACGCGGAAAACGCCAGACGGTTCAAAATCCAATGGGAAATCACAACCATGTCGATGAAGAACCTCGGCAATCAGGTTGCCAAGGTGTTTCTTCCGTACGTCGACAAGGGGATGAAAAAATTTGGTGAGTTCACGGACTTTGTTGCGCAACATAGTGAGTTCATCAAAATAGCACTGGAATTGGTTGCGGGAGCCGCGGCATTAGCGTTAGGTCCGAAGTCGGCGTTAATGCTGGGTGGGAAGGCGTTGGGTTTATTAGCCAGTCCTGTTGGGTTGGTTGTTGCCGGCATTGTTGCTTTAGCCCTTGCATTAGATGACCTAATCAGTTTTGCAAAAGGCGGACCAAGCGCGTTTGAAGACCTGCTCAGATCAATGGGCACGTCTGATGATGAAATCAAGGAGCTTCGTAAAAGCTTCCAAGATGCGTGGAAAGCCATCCAAGATCTGATGGACGCCCTAAAGCCTGTCGGAGATCTTTTCCTGCAGGCTTTCGGATCTGTCATCAAGGTAGCTGTTGAGACAATCGTTCTGACGATAGGGAAGGTTGCTGAGGTTATCGCGAAGGTCATCAACTCTGTATCCGGATTAAGGGATAAGTTTGTTGGTGCCTTTGAATCTATCAAAAGCAGCATTCAGCCGATCGTTGACTGGATCTCCAGTGCACTGTCAGACATCACAAACTTTGAAATGCCTTCGTGGGTTAATCCCATGAACTGGTTCGGAAGTGATGACAAGAAGAAGGCTGTGGTGGCACCGGCTGGGGCTACTGCCGGAAATGCCGGAGGAGTCGTCAAAGAAAAAGGCAGAACGACAAACATAAACTCTCCGATTTCTAACCAGACTGTAGTCAATTTCAACGGAAATCCGGACAAGGAACAAGTTATTCAAGGAGTTAATCAAGGTGTCTCTCAGGCCATGCAAGGGTCAACAGACATGTTGAATAACGCCGCTTCGGGGGTTGATTTCTGATGGCGTCTATAAATTCAATCATGGGATTGTCGTGGGCAGTCGTTGGAAACAACCTGCTTCCGTTTATTCCCTACGTTTCGATTGCTGCAGTTGACGCAGACCAGAGTTCTCGGATTCCGACTGAACCGATCGAAAAGGGTCAATTGGCCGCTTACAACATTGTGCGGGAGCCTGAGCGGGTAAACGTCGAATTTTTGTTCAACGGAAGTTATGCCGTTCAGGTTTTGGCCCTCGCAATGTTAGACCGGAGGATGAACAGTACAGACACTTGTACTATTTTTTCTCCGGCAAAAATCTGGCGGAATATGGCTCTGGAGCACTATGACTTCTCCCGAACCCAGACTTCCAATGCCTGCATGTTGTCGATTCATGCCTCTTTTGTTGAGATCATCACGGTCAATCTGAATCAGCAGAAAATCGCGTATTCGCCAAAACGATCCACTTCTGCAGTCAAGGTAAACACAGGGCAGGCCCAAACAAAACCAACGATGGCCCAAAGCTTGATCAAATGGGCTGGAGGCCTCGGCAAGTAGAAACCTTTTTAACCATCTGGTTGCAATGGTGGTGGAACATGATCCAAATCAATATTTCAGCTCTGCCGTGGCAAGAGTTTTCTGTCGTGTTGGACGGTCAGAATTGTGTCATCAGCCTGAGGCAGGTGGCCGAGCACATGTACTGCAATCTGACATGCGAAGAAGTCGAGATATTTAAAGGCCGCAAGGTTTGCGTGGGAACCGACATCAATACTTATCCTTCGCCGAACTTCAAAGGCAAACTCAGAATGATCGACACTCTGGGCAATTCAGATCCGCAATATGAAGGATTAAACGACCGCTGGATCCTTGTGTACGCAAGCGAGAACGAGGTTTTAAATGGTGCTCAATGAGACTACATACACGCAGAAAGACATTGCTGTAACGGTCGCTATGGACGGACAAGAAGCAATCACTTTTAAAGACTTTGCTGTGTCTGTCTCTATTGATAAATCAGGTTGTCCGGCATATCCAAAAGCTTCAGTTGTCTTGAAAGGGTTGTCTCTGAACACAATGGAGCGGCTGACGCATCTCGGCTTTAAGTCCTTTTCTTTGAAGCGGAACAAAATCAATATTTCCGCAGGTCAGAAAGGGAAGACCTTATCAGTTATTTTCAAAGGCGAGATCATCAATGCTTGGGCGGATTTCAATACAGCTCCGAGTCCGGTGTTCAAAATCGAGGCAAATTGTGGTCTTTTTCCCGCTTTAATTCCACAGCCTCCGATTTCTGTCACAGGTAACCAAACAGTTTCTGGCTTGATTGAGCAGATTTCAAATGAAGTTGGATACGTCTTGGAAAACAATGAAGTTACAGCTTCAATCCGAGATTGCATTATCAACGGGGACCCAGTGACAAAAATGCGTCGAATTGCTGATGCAGTTGGTGCAAATCTCTTGTTTGATGATGAGAAAGTTGTTCTCATGCCGAAGAAGGGGAGCCGGAAGACACAGGGCGAATTGCCATTGATTAACTCCTCCAACGGCATGATTGGTTATCCGACATTCTCGAACAATGGGATCAACGTCTCATGCTTTTTCCGTCCGGAGTTGAGGATCGGAGCGAATTTCAAACTGGAATCAATCGTCCCTCATGCTTCCGGAACTTGGAAGATCGTCTCCCTCAAACATGAATTGAGTGCGAATGATCCGGCCGGAGGTTCTTGGAAAACTTCAATCTCCGGAATTTATCCGAGGTGGTAAATGTCAGACAAAGAACTTAGTGCGAACTATGACAACTTCGCCTCCAGCAATCCGTTGAACTCGATGGAGTTTTTTATTCGTTCGCTGATCTCTCAAGTGGTAAGTACCTCCTTGCCTGTTGTTGTGACGGCAGTGGAACGTAAAGGAGAAGATGCCGGCGCCGGATATGTTACGGTCAAGCCACTTCTCCAGCCAAGAAACAATTCGGGAGACGGTTTGGAAGTGACTACTATTCCAAAGCTTCCGTATTTTCGTTTGCAGCATGGCAAAGCCGCGATTATCTGTGATCCTAAGGTCGGAGACATTGGGCTGGCAGTTGTAGCAAAGCATGATATTTCAAACATCAACGGCAGCACGACTCCAAAGGTTCCTGCAACTTATCGAAAATTTGATCCGTCCGATTCGTTCTATATCGGAGGATTCTGGGGAAAAGCTCCGGAAGTCTTCATTCATTTAGAAGACGAAGGAACTATCAAAATTAAAGCTCCGACAAAGATCACGATTGAATCCCCGGAGTGTGAGGTCAATGCAAGCACCAGTTTCACAGTTAACTCTGCTCAGATCAACTTGAACGGTCCGATTTCCGGCGGTGGCTCTGGCGGCGCTGATGCAACATTCACAGGTGATGTAAATGCGAAGGGCATCAGCCTCACCAGCCACACGCACACAGGCGTCCAAAGCGGAAATTCAAGCACCGGCGCCCCGCAGTAAACGAGGAAGTTAGACCATGCCGCATACAGCAAAAACAGCTCTTCTGAATCCTCAGTCATGGGATCTTCAGCTGACAAAGGAAGGAAATATCCTTCTTACGTCCGGAGCTTTGGCTATAGCTCAGAACTTGGCCAACGAGATTCGTTTGTGGACCAACGACGCCTATTTCCAGCAGGCCAACGGCATTGCATGGAAGGAAGCCCAGCTCGCGAAAAAGCTGGATTCCTCCGTCCTTGCTCAATTGATTCATGAGGCTGGAAATAGGGTTGATGGTGTGAAGTCCGTTGATTCTGTTGACATTACTGAGTTCGATGAGGAAACCAGAACTCTGCACGGAGAAATCACGATCACGACAGAGCAGGACGAAACAGTTTCTTTTGTGTTCTAAAAAATTATGGCTCAAATCATTTTTAATCCGCTGGTCGGCGTTGAACTGCCGAGCACGCAAGAGATTCGTTCTGAGCTCGGCTCCCGGATCCAGCAGGCGTTTCAAACATCGCCAACGGATCCGCTTTTGAACATCGAGCCCAGTTCGCCAATGGGACAGGTCCTTGATCTGATTGTGGCCGAAATCGAGGCCAAAAACTCTGAGATTCTTTTCCTGTCGAACATGGTTAATCCGGATCTCGCAACAGGAAAGTTTTTGGATGCACTGGCAGCTCTTTACGGTTTAGACCGCAAGATCTCCGAGCCTACAGTGGTCAACTGCGTGCTCACAGGCTTAAAGGGAACAGTGATCCCCTATGGCGCGATCGCACAAGATTCCCTCGGAAATCAGTACAGACATTCGGCCGCAGCAGGTGCGCGAATCGGAGATACCGGAAGTGTCACATCCGCCTTTACTGCGATTGAGCACGGCCCGCTTGAAGTAGCAGCGGGAGCAGTGAACAGAATCGTCACAACGATTGCTGGATGGGACACTATCACCAATCCTGCCGCCGGCGTAGTCGGTCGAGATGAAGAGACGGACGCAGAACTTAGAAATCGAATGGTAGAAAGTTATGCTGTCAACGCCACCGGGTATGTCGAAGCGATTGAGGCAAACCTAGCTGCGCTCGAAGGCGTTCTCGATGTTAGAGTTTTAGAGAATCCCACGAATGCTGCCATCACGCAGTTCGGCGTGAGCATCAATCCGCATTCCATTCTCGTCGCTATCGTTGGCGGAGAGGATGAGCAGATCGCTCAAACGATCTACCAGCGTAAAGATGCAGGCTGTGGGACTACCGGAACCTATCAGGTTTCCTACACGGATTCTAGGTTCTACAACGCAACTTACGTCTACAACATTGTTAGACCGCAGAATCAAGCCTTGAAAGTCAAGATCGAATTCTTTGCTACTTCAATGAATCCGACTGAGAAAAACAACGTCATTCAGGCTGTGATCAATGACGTTCTTGGACAAGGTTCGAATGACCGCGTTTCTTTGGCCTCGACTGTCTACGCTTCTCGGTTCTATGCCGCAATTCAATCAGCGACAGAAGTTCCGGTTGCATCCATTCAAGTTGCTTTAGGTTCTGGAGCTTTCGGATCCAGTGTCCAAATTCCTGCGAATGTTGAGCCTACGATTCAAGAGTCCGATGTCTCTCTGGTATTCCAGACAGGAGGCTAACAATGGCAGATTCTGCAACTTGGCGGAACATTCTGAGTGTTGAGGATTTTCGAAAACTCTCAAATGTCCGATCGTTGATTTCTATTGCCCTCCAGTCACAGTATTCGCACTCCGAGCGATACAGACAATTAGGGTTGCTTTTTAATGCGGAATTAGACGCGTCCCCTCAGTTGGACGCGTTTTTTAATTTCATATTGAACCCCGATACAGCTTCCGGGGTTTGGCTGGATTGGTGGGGCAGGCGCGTAGGCGTGAATCGGAACCTCGTTGTCGACGGTCAGGACACTCGGCTGGATGATGAGTTTTTCCGGTTTCTGATTTTTTATCGAGCCGTCGTAAACGTCTCGAACTCTACGGCTGAAACTATCAATTCTTTGCTTACTCGGTTGATAGGCCTGCCGGCATTTGTCACCGACTACCAGGACATGACGATAACGATTCGCATTGTTGGTGATCCCTCTGCTGTCCAAATCGCCATTCTGCAAAACTACGGCTTGTTAAACAGGCCCGCTGGGGTTTTGGCAAATGTGGAGACGGTCGTTCCAAATAATCTGGTATTCGGATTTTTCGGATCCAATTTATTGCCATTTAATCAAGGTGTCTTCAATCCTTCAAAGGTCATTGAGATATGAGTAATTATCCAAAGTATCAATTAAGTGCAGCTATCGCACAGGACGGAGAAATTACCATTCCTCCGTTAACTTCAGAAGAAGCTGGATTAGGACGGCTCTCTCAGCAAATAGGTTGGGGACGAGAAAATGCTATTCCCATCGAACAAGGCGGCATTCCTCCATTTAAGTCCGACTTCAATGGCGTCTTTTTCCTGCTTTCTCAATTTCTTCTGTGGTATCAACAGGGCGGGATTATGAATTATTCCGCCCTCTTGGACTACGAAGTTGGGAACGAAGTTATGCAGAATGGAACTAAGTACCGCTGCATCCAAGCCAACGGACCATCAAGTACCAAGGTGGCGCCCGGAACTAACAGAGCAGTTTGGAAAAATATCGACATTACCGTTCCAGCGGGCGCCGTAGTTCCTTTTCATAACGTGACATTAGGTGGTAGTGATGGGAGACGCCCAGTTTTTTGGGGAACTACTCAAGCCGACGAAGGCTGGATTCTATGTGATGGCCAGAGTGACGGGCAGAATGGTGTAACTCCAAACTTGATTGGAAAATTTATAAAAGGATCTCTACCAAAAGATTCGGGCACAACCGGAGGTGCTTCAACCATTGAGATTCCAGATTTGACCGTCAACGGCACAGTTGGTGCTACTGCGCTGACGGCCGCACAGATGCCTGCACATTCTCATTCAGGTAGCACATCTCCTGCAGGTGCTCATACCCACACAAGAGGTTCAATGAACATCACCGGACAAATTTCCGCCAACTGGTTGAGCGTGATTGGTAACGGTCCTCTTGTTTACGTAGGTGATCATCCCGGATGCTCCGATGGCCGTCAAAATGGTCGAGGTGTTTTCAATATTGATGCGTCCAGAACTTGGACGGGAGAAACATCTTCTAATGGCTCTCATCAGCATGGATTGAGTATCGGCTCTACTGGTGGAGGTCAAACGCACACGCACACCTTAACAGCGAACGCAAAAATCACAGGCGTTACCAATGAGCCGCCTTTTTACACGCTCGCTTATTTCTTGCGCTTGCCGGAGTAATTGATCATGGCAGATTCGAAATTCCAATTTCATTACACGCCGACAGGAACCGGAGTTATCAGCGGCCCCGAAGTTCTTCAGCAGACGGAGGACGCTATTAACGATGTTGGCGCGTACGCAGACCAAGCCTCTGACAATTCCGAAGAGGCTCTATCGATCGCTAAGGAAGCTCGGCAAACAGCACAGACGGCAAATTCAACTTCTTCAAATGCATTGGCGGAAGCGAATGCTGCAAATGAAAAAGTTGAGACTTTGAAGCAAGTAGTCGATGATTGGGATGCAGATATACAGACTGCTATTGCTCAATCTAAGAGTGCGGTCGATGCGTCCACGGTGGCAGTTACAACAGCGAACTCGGCACAAACTTCGGCTTCCGCGGCTCAGACTGCTGCTCAAGGTTCAGCTGCTAGTGCTCAAACTGCGGCTAACAACGCGGCTCAATCTCTGCAAACTGCACAGGCGGCGCAACAGGCGGCAGAAACTGCCCAGAGCAATGCCGAAACCGCACAAACGGCGGCAACAACCGCCCAAACCGCCGCGCAGACTGCCGAAACGAAAGCTCTTGAGGCGGCTGCAAGTGCCTATGCTGTCAGAGTAATCAATCAAGCGCTCCAAGTTTCGGCCACTATTCAAATCTCTGATTTGAAGCCTCAAGGCAACATTAAAGCTGGTGACACCGTAGTCGGAACTGATGGAAGAATGTTCACGATTGCGTCTGTGGACACAGCTGCCGGGACAGCTCTTTTATCTGCTGACTACACGGATTTAACGCCGAGTGTCTCATATGAGGCGGCTCAAGCCCTTACAGAGACGCAACAAACCACAGCACGGTCGAACATCAACTTTACAGCCGGTGCGGAATCTTGGGCTGAAACCTATTTCAATGGTCATGTCGATGACTACCTCTGCCCGATTCTCGAAGAACTGATTCTCGAGAACGGAGGTACACAGCAACAAATTGACGATGCCAAGAACACGCAAACCAGTAGCAACTCTGAATCAGGAAACTCTTAAAAAGGACAAAGCATGAAAACACTTGAAGAAGTCCGGCAAGAGATGTTGGCCAAGGCTATGGGTCGGCCTCTTGCAAAATATTCATTGAAGGACGCGGACGGAAGAATTGTTGTTTCCTCCAATGCACCGAGTCAGCACGCGTTTACAGATCCCAAAGATGAGGCATACGCAGAGAGCCATTACAAGCTATCCGAAAGATTTAAGCGAGATGATGGTGTCATCATCAAATATTGGAAGCTTGAGCCCAGTCCTCAAGGCTATTTCCATAGTGCAGACGGTAATTACTACCTTACAACGGAACTTCCGGAACTTGATGACAAATTTGTCCAAGAGCGTTACGAACAAGAAGTTAGAGGAGAGCGCAATGCTCGAATCTCTGACACTGATAAGTATGTTCAGCTCCCGGACATTACTGTGCAGTCAGCGGCTAAGGCAAAGAGATCTCAATTAACTGAAGAAGATCGACAGGCGTTATTGGATTATCGCCAAGCGCTTAAGGATCTTCCAGATCAACCTGGTTTTCCTTTTATCGACTACCCGGAATTTCCGGATGCTTTGGCCTATGAGTTGGAACAGGCAGTTGATGCCCGCAACTCCATGAGACAAGGAGGTTTTTTCAATGCTTAAAGAATTAGCAAGCCTGTTGTGTAGCTTATTCGTTCCTCGTAAATCGGTGAGCGGGGGGGGTAAGTTAATATATGGTTATGAGGCTGACAGATTCTCTCTACCTAATTGGAACAATCCTCTCATTATCTCTTTGCCTGATTCAGAAGCAGGGAGTCAAGCCTATACAGCGCCATATGCCTGCTGTGTAGTTTTGAAAGTTAATAACGGTTATCCGACAGTAACCAGCAGTACCTATGCGCTAATAGACATAGCAGGGAACTATGTAACGCTAGTCCGATCGAACAAATATAACGTTTCTTGTTATTGCTTTCTGAAGAAAGGCGATGGAATCTCTTTCGGATGGTCAGGATCTGGCGTATCGGCTTTAGTTTATTCGTTGAATTTACCGAATTAAGTCGGGGCATTTAAGCCCCGGGGAAAGGAGCTTAAATGCTTAAACAATTGCTTCAACAATTATTGAATACTCGGACTACACCAGGAGGTGCTGCACACAGCGCTTCAAGCACCTATACCTCCCCGCAGTGGTTTAATGGAACGTCAACGGTAGGAGACAAATGGACCAATGGTCTTTACACCGGGACGGCTCCAAACGATGGATATTTGAACATAAGTGGATCTGCGTATATAACAACTGAGAACGTTGGATCTATGATTCAAGCACAAATAGGAGACGGCCAAATTTCTCAAGTAAGTCCAATGTCTGGGCAAGGTTTTAATATGTTGTTCCCGATTAGCAAAGGTGCCTCGTTTTCCGTAAACGGTATTCGTTTAACTGACATCACGGTACGATTCTTCAAGACAATCGGGGGGGGGTATAATCTCCTTGTTTGGAGGGCCCTGTCATGCTTAAGAGCCTTATCCAATTATTTGCAGAGAGGTTTCTGCAAAATAAATATCCAGACATTGCCTATCAATGCGGCCCAAGTACAACAACTCAGAATCAATCGATCTCTGGAGGTGGCCAACAAAACCTCATTGCTCCATTTTGTGGTTGGGCTGTATTTCAGATTGGCGGAAATAATGCACCTTCCAATCAGTGGTTCAGGCTTGAAAACTCCACAAGAAAGACTTGCTACTTATCAAACGCGTCTTCTTCTTGGAAGTGGGCTTCAATTCCAATCCAAAAAGGCGACACCATCATCGTTGATCTTGGTACTTACTCAAGCACTGGAAATCTTGTCTTCGTTCGTAACGAATCGTCTAAATAATTTTGCATCCGGAGGTGCAGCATGTTAAAAAACTTGTTAGCTCTCCTCTTAGCAAAGTTTTATAGCAAGGAAGAATCAGGTCTTGTGGCACGTCAGGCGATGCCCTCAGACCAACCTGTAAATATCGCTTCAAAAACTACTATAAGTTCATGGGGAACGATAGCCACGTTCACGGCTCCTGGAGATGGTTATGTGACATTCCATGGTCGTTCTATGGCAGGAGCCGCTGCTCAGATTGCTTCTCTACCGCTGGAAAATAATCCGACGGTTATTACGGCAACTCAAGATAATTATCAAGGAATGGCTTGCAACCTTCCAGTTCAAAAAGGTAAAACGGTGGAGATTTACGGGTCCAACATCGAAAACATTGTTGTAACTTTCAACCGCTTAATCGGGGGGTATAATAGAAACACTTTTTTCTCTTTTGGAAAAGGAGAAAAGCTATGCTTAAAGCCATTATCCAACTTTTCTCAGAAAGTTTCCTCAAGAGCAAATCAGATTGGGTTGGCGGCCAAGTTCTTCCGAAGTCAAGAATCTCTCTCGACACTTCCATTAAAACGTACACAGCGCCGAGCGATGGGTGGATTGTCTTCTGGGGACTTCCTGCCGACGTTTTGGAGGCTAATGTCACAAGCGGAGGATCTGTGCTCTTATCCAGTTCTGTGCCGAAATACGAAAGCCAAGGGTTTGCAGTTTCTGTTTATCTCCCGGTCGCTAAGGGACAGAAAGTCAACCTGCTGGGAAACGAAGCCCCAAACATTCTGCAATGTTGGTTTGCTCCAACCGCTGGCTCTTCGTAACCTTCTTTCCACAGGAGGCAAATTATGTTGAAACAGTATTTGAGCCTCCTGCTTTCAAAGTTCTATTCCAAACAGGAATCAGGCGAAGTTGCAAAGCAGTCTTACCCGTCCACCGCTGCTACCACAATTCAATTAACTCCTAGTGACGGTGTTACAAACAAGGAAATGAGCTACACACCGCCGAGCGACGGTTACATAGTGCTGAGAGATCAAGGCCTCCCTCAAAGATCCTCCTATCTTATTTCAGGACAATATGCCGAGGGAGTAGCCCGTGGCGACAACATTCTCTTTGACTTTCTAATGATGACACCTGTTTTAAAAGGTGTCCCTGTAACGATTAGATATTGTGGTAAAGATTCAGTAGCCCAATTCATTAAGAATATCGGGGGGGGGTAGAAAGATTATCCGCCTTACTCTGCAAGGAGGTGTCCTGTGTCGCTTAAGTCATTGGTACAGCTCTTTGCGGAAAAATTCTTGCAAAGTAAGAAAGGGTGGGTTGCAGACCAATCAACAATTTCTCTTCAAGATTCTACTCAACTATCTGTTATTACAGATGGAAAAAGTCACCCATTTACGATGCCGTACACAGGGGTCGTTAACCTCAGAGGTTATGGAGTTTGGTTTACCGATATTGGAGGGTTCAACCTTATCAATCTTGGGCCGTCTGCGAATGGGAACCTTTCTATTTGGGCTTACGCCAAAAAAGGTCAAGAACTCACCTACGCAATTGGGCAATCAAACCAGTTCTCTGCTGCCTATATTCGTATATACAAAGTCGAAGGTAACAATTGATTTGATGTTTGGAGGTGCGTCATGTTAAAAGCGCTCTTCCAACAAGTTCTCTTAGCTTTCCGGGGTAGCCATAAGTCTGTGCCTTTTATGGACAACTATCAGGCTACAACGCTTACCTACACTAGGAGCGGGAATGGTATCCAACCTCTGGGTTCTTATACAGCTCCGGCGGACGGCTTGTTTATATGTCAAATAGAACTACCTACGACTGACAAAGCTACGGCCTATGTTCAGGTTGACAATCTCGATTCCAATCAAACCTGTTGCTACAACTGGGGTTGGCCGGTTTTGACTCTTCCTATCGCTAAAGGGAAAGCGATTGACATAAAACTTGTTGCTACTTTACAGGACGGAACAGTTATAAAAACTTACGTGAGATTTTATCCATACAAAGGTTCCACTTAATTTATCTGCCCCTCCTCGCGAGGGGCTTTCTTTTTTATCTAAATATCGGAGGAAACATGCATCTACAAAATCGACGACATAGGGAGATTGAGAGATGTGGGATCAATTTTTAAGTCGTCTGAATAGTTTTGATCCCGGAGTTCTCAAGAGTTTCTTTTTAACTATTGCCGGATGTTTTACTTCCCTTATCAGCAGTCTCATGGGGGAGCATCAAAACCTCTTCTACTGGTTGTTTGGATTTGTGGTCTTCGACTACCTGAGCGGGATCGTAGCCGCTGCCAGAATCGGAACATGGTCAAGCAGAGTAGGGCTCAAAGGCCTTATCCGGAAATTCATCATCCTCTTGGTAGCCATCGGATTCCACGGGGTTGATCAGATATTCAATGAACCATGGATTGGGGCCTGGGCAATTGGTGCTCTTTCTTTGAATGAATTGATTTCAATCCTCGAAAACGTTGAGAAGGCTGGGTTTGGTCAGATCATTCCTCAACGCGTAAGAGACATGTTGGAAACCGTCCAAACGGAACATGAAAAACGCATCAAAGAAAAAGTCCATTTAGGAGAAAGTCAAAATGAATGAGGAAAAATTACCGTTTTCGCAATGGAATCCGCTTATTGCAGAAGATTTTGTGAAGAAGTGGGAAGGTCTGCGATTGAAAGCTTATCGATGTCCGGGAGGAGTTCTTACCGTAAATTCTAAAATTGGGTATTCTAGGCACCCTTAGTAAATCTATTGAAAAACA